GATGAATGTGAAAGACGCAGAGGGTAAGAGGTGGCACCTTGTACAAACATTAGCAGGCGACCAAACTGACGGCTATAGTGGCGTACCCGGCATTGGAGTCAAACGTGCGGTAACACTCTTTGAAGAAAAAGGTTACTCTTGGAAGACTGTCGTTCAAGCATTTGCTGACAAAGATCTTTCGGAAGATGTCGCACTTGAAAATGCAAGACTTGCAAAGATCCTTACAGTCGATGATTATGACTTTGACAACCAGCAACCCATCCTTTGGTCCCCCTCCGCCGATTATCGAATTGACGCTTGAGCAGGATCTAAAAATAAGAAGGTTAAACGACCTTCTGCCTAAAGCAGAGAAGGATGACATTATTACTGTCTTCCTTGCATTGCAAAAGCAAAACTTTGTCCTATCCAATACCGTCAGTAACTTAGTCAAGAAATGGCCGATTCACCTACCCACTACACACGAGGAGTTATAGAGGTCTGGGATTTCATTCGAGACCAACAACTCAATTATCACTTAGGCAATGCTATTAAATATATTTGCAGAGCCGGTTACAAGTCTTCTGAATCGAAAGAGAAAGATCTTAAAAAGGCTATCCACTACCTTGAAAATGAACTCAAACATACAACCCTGCAGATCGAACAGTCCGAGCGATCAAGCAATTCAATTCCGTTCAGCTTATGGGATCCAGAACAGTTCGGAGAACCGGACTATGCAACTGGCTTTGATCGATGAAGAATTTAAAGAATTCAATAGTGCGGTCCACAAAGAACCCTACGAAAATGAACTGAAAGAGCTTGCAGATCTTGTCTATGTTTGTTTTCAATATGCTGAGAATATGGAGTGGGATTTAGAAGAGGCGCTAAATCGCGTCCACAAAAGCAATATGTCTAAGCTAGGCTTGGACGGTTTACCTATCCGACGTAGAGATGGTAAGGTTTTAAAAGGACCAAACTATCAGCCTCCTGTTTTGAACGATCTTATCAAACCATGACCACATCTTATATTTCTCGCACGGGACGTGTCCAATCTTGGTTGGATAATCCAACGTCCAGACTTCCGGTATCGTGCACGGTATTCACTGTTGAAGACTCAATGGAGGGTCAAAATGGAATTGAAGCAAGCTGGAAATTTGCTAGCCATGCTTTACGAAATGGAGCGGGTTGCGCGATCCACCTGTCGAAACTGCGACCCAAAGGAACGGAATCAACAAAAGGAAATGACAAGCTTGTTGCAAGCGGACCAGTATCATTCGCCAAAATCTACAGCACCTTAAATGAGATACTGAGAAGGGGCGGCACATATCGTAATGGCGCGATAGTGTGTCACATCGATCTCAGCCACCCTGATGCACTTGAGTTTATTAAAACTCCACGCCACGAGCTGCCCTGGGTCAAACGATGCATCAACATCACAGATGAGTGGTGGGAGAGGTGTACGTTTAAGGAAGATCTCCTCTTCGGTATCAAATCAGGTGACATTTGGCTAAACAAAGTAAAGTATGACAATGAAGGAAAACGCATCCGAGGTAACGTCTGCCTTGAGGTTTATTTGCCCTCACGAGGCACCTGTTTACTCCAACATGTATCTCTCGGTGCCTGTGAATTCGACGACATCCCTCGTGCTTTCTTTGAAGGTATGTCCCAGTTGTGCGAACTCCATGGCAAAACAGGTATTGGCGAAAGCGGAGAGTATCTCCCAAGCGAAACTGACAGACAAGTGGGGCTCGGGATGCTCGGACTTGCTAACCTACTTCGTCGATACGGAGTAACGTACGATCAATTCGGTCGTGCATTAGAGCATTTTAACAACGAAGAATCAGTACGATCTGCAGCTTATGAACTTGTCAGTCAAATTAACAATGGAATTGAGCAAGCAGCCAGCGTTGCTCGCAGCCATAACATGGTTCGAGCCTTTGCTATCGCGCCAACCGCCAGTTGCAGTTATCGAAGCGTGGATCTGGATGGCTATACTTGCACACCAGAAATCGCTCCACCTATCTCACAGACAGTCGATCGCGACAGCGGTACTTTCGGAGTACAAACTTACAACTATGGTGACGTAGAGATCGCCTCTAAGGTGGGCTGGGAAGCCTACAAACGTGTTGCCGATGGCATCATGACTCTACTTAACAAGACTGGACTTCTACATGGTTACAGCTTCAACTCGTGGTCAGATATGATCACGTATGATGAAGGGTTTATCCAGGAGTGGCTTAAATCGCCCCAGACTTCTCTTTATTATAGTCTCCAAGTTATGGGTGACGTTCAAGATAAGTCAAGTGCGTATGCTGCTCTCGAAGAAGACGACGTAAATGATTATCTGAACAGCCTACTTGATGACACCCCTGAACCTCAATGTGATTGTGCAGAATGAACCCTTACGAAAAACTAATGGCGCGGAAGCGCAAATGGACACCAGTACAGACAACTGCTGGTACATGCAAAGAAGGAGCGGAGGAAGCTATCCACCGTGCCCTTGCATTGCGACATATGGAACTACCTGTGGGAGATTTTATAACTGATGCCCTGGCTAATGAAGTTCCAGACTTGGCACGGGAGTTACTCTTATCAAACGTCAAAGACGAAGAAAACCACGACTTGGCTCTTGGTTACATCGCCAATGCTTACGGGGTGGATGAAAAGGCTGAAGCCGAAGCAATACGGTTACGTGATGCTTGGGTCGCGCATCCTGATCACACGATTACGAAAGCGATGGTTGCCGAACGTGCAATTTTCTTCGTTCTTTTACCATTCTTCCGCGCTAATGGTGACGCTGGAATGCGAACAGTGAGCGCAGATGTGTCACGAGACGAACAAATTCATGTTGCCGCGAATTCACTTGTATGTAGAGAATTAGGGCTTGAGATTTCTCCAAGTCTTGATAAACTACGTAAAGCAACAATTAATTGGGTTATGCAACCACTAGGTATTAATACTACCTACAAGAATTTGGATAAAAAATTTTGGTTGAAATCTAGTGATAACTTAATGTATCAGGGCAAAGCTCCTGAACTTTCCTTCACTAAATCAGCACGTATGCCTGCCTTCTTCGAGCACAGCAATGTCAATCTCCCCCAATATGCTTGAGGTTCTTGGGATGAACTCCCGAGGACTTATCCATACACTAGAAGAATCTTTCCCACCCACTAACCCTACACCTGACGATACAATGGAAAAGATTATGTACCGAGCCGGTCAACGTAGTGTCGTTGAGTGGGTCATTAAATATATGGAGGAAAACTAATGGCACAGCAGCATAGAGATTTACGGTACCCAACCGTTAATTTCCACCAGCCTATGTTCTTATATGACGAGCCTTCTGGTACTGCATCGAGATACAACTTAAATTATAATTTTAGGGGTGTAAATTATGATGATTTAGAACGTGCTCTTGATGAAAGAAAACCTATTGCAGGCGAAGTAGGTTCAGCAGCACCTGCAGGTTATTATAGTTCAGGTAATGTCACGCAGCAGAGAGGTAGGGGGAGTAACAGCTACACCCTTTTCAAACCATTTCCGTCTATTCAACCTCAAATAGATGCCTTTAAACGTCAGCAAGAAGAAGGTCAAGCAGCACTTACAAAGCTATACGAAACTCAGCAAGCTGACATTGCTAAGCAATTGAAGATTGTTCAAGGAGAAAAAAGTGCTGTTAGTAAAGCTCAGGAAACCTACTCCAACATGCTTATTACAGAAGCTCAGCGTAAGAAAGAAGCAGAAGCTCAGACTGCACGTAATCTACAAACTCAAAGATCAAACCAAGCAATGGCTGGTAGGTCTGGCTCTCTCCAAATTCAAGGTGCTAGTACTACTCCTCGCATGGGTGGTACTTCACAGTTCCGCCGCCGTGCTTTACAACAAGGTACTGCATCCCCCTATAAAGGTCTAAGTACAATTCAATCAGGAATGGTTAACGTCTAATGACAGCTAAGCAACGCTATGACAGACTGTCTTCACGCCGTTCCCAGTTCCTCAATTCTGCTAGACAAGCAGCTGATCTAACTCTACCCTATCTTATTAGGGAAGATGAACTTACCTCTAAAACAAGCTTGAGGTTGCCCCAACCGTATCAATCAACTGGAGCCAAAGGTGTGGTAACGCTTGCAAGTAAACTAATGCTTGCACTGCTACCTCCACAAACTAGCTTCTTCAAGCTGCAGGTAAATGACATCAATCTTCCTCAAGAATTAGGTCCAGAGATTCGATCTGAACTTGACTTGTCAATGGCTAAAATTGAGCGTACCATCATGGAATCTATTGCAGAGTCTGGTGATCGTGTCATCGTTCACCAAGCACTCAAGCACCTGGTGGTATCTGGTAATGCTCTTGTCTTTATGAGTAAGGAGGGGCTAAAGCTCTATCCTCTCAACCGCTATGTGGTAGACAGAGATGGTAATGGTAATGTTATTGAGATCGTAACAAAAGAAACAGTCTCGAAAAAACTGGTAAAAAATTTTTACCCTGATCTCATGAAACCTGGTGTGGTAGATGATACCACTATGCCAGATGATGAATGTATTATTTATACACATGTCACTCGTGACAACAACCGCTGGCTGTGGCACCAGGAGATGTTCGATGAAGTCCTACCCAAATCTCAGGGTAAAGCACCTATTGACGCTAACCCCTGGCTCGTGCTACGCTTCAACCATGTTGACGGCGAGGTCTATGGACGTGGTAGAGTGGAAGAGTTCATGGGTGACCTAAAGTCACTTGAAGCTCTGTCACAAGCCCTCGTCGAAGGGTCCGCTGCAGCTGCTAAGGTAGTGTTTACTGTTTCACCGAGCAGTACTACCAAGCCCCAGACCCTTGCTAAGGCAGGTAATGGTGCTATCATTCAGGGACGACCTGAAGACATCGGTGTTGTACAGGTTGGTAAGACAGCCGATTTCCAAACTGCTTATCAGATGATTGGGTCATTAACTCAACGCCTGAACGAAGCGTTCCTGGTCCTTAACGTAAGGGATAGTGAACGCACCACGGCAGAGGAAGTTCGTATGACACAACTAGAACTGGAACAACAGCTAGGTGGATTGTTCTCCCTGCTGACTGTTGAGTTCTTGATTCCTTATCTCAACCGTAAACTAAACGTTGCACAAAAGACTGGCGAGATCCCTCGTCTACCTAAAGGTGGTATCATCCGACCTACAATTGTCGCTGGTATCAATGCCTTAGGTCGTGGTCAAGACCGTGAAAGCTTAGGTCAATTCCTTACTGTCATTGCACAGACAATGGGACCAGAGGCTATCGGTCAGTACATCAACCCTGATGAAGTCATCAAACGTCTGGCAGCAGCATCTGGTATCGATGTACTCAACCTTGTGAAGAGTATGGAAGAGCTACAAGGTGAGCAACAGCAACAGATGCAGCAACAGGAAGCGATGATGATGCAACAACAGGCTCCACAAATGGCAGCCGTAGAGCAGAAAGCACAGCAAGCTGAGATGCAAGCGATGCAGCAAGAACAAGCCCCTCCACCTCCACCACAATAAAGTATGGCTGAAACATTTACGATGAAAGAAACACCTGTGAACTCTGAGGTACTTAACTCAGACGAACAAGACTCCCTATCGGTTGCTGAGTCTCTTGAGGGTGGAGAGCAACCGTTACTTGCAGGTAAATTTAAAGACCCGCAAGCACTTGAGCAAGCGTACGTTGAACTTCAAAAGAAACTTGGTGAACCACGTGATGAAGGAGAAAGCACCGAAGACAAAAGCGAGTCAACAGAATCGGAAGAAGAAACTTCACCCGAATCTGAGACAGATGTCGAAACTCTTTCCGAAGCTCAAGCAGAAGAATTAATGGGAATGGTAGGTGGTGATAAAGCCTACAAGTCCATGCTAGATTGGGCGGGTGACAACTTCTCTAAAGAAGAGGTTGAGATGTACGACGGTGTGATGGAGTCTGGTAACCCCAACGCTATCTTCTTTGCCGTACAAGCTCTCCAAGCTCGCTACAATGATTCAGTAGGATCAGATGGTCAGCTGCTTACAGGACGTGGTACACAGGATACTGACGACTCCTTCAAGAGTCAAGCTGAACTGGTTGCAGCGATGAGTGATTCTCGCTATGATCGTGATCCAGCTTATCGTGCAGAACTGATGCGCCGTCTTGAAAACTCTGATGTTCAATTCTGATGACAACTATTAATGAAGACGGCGGTCGTACAAACATCTACGCAATTGAACCCCCTATCACACTTATTGACGTGCGCGAAACACACAACGAAAACGCTGAGAAGCTGAATGGTCGCCTGGCAATGCTAGGTGTCATTGCAGCACTAGGTGCTTATGCACTAACTGGTCAACTTATCCCTGGAGTCTGGTAATGCCACAAGGTAAAGGAACGTACGGTACAAAGAAAGGGCGTCCCCCTAAGAAAGGAACTAAAAAATAATGGCACACAAATGCGGATGTAAAGGCGGTAAGAAAGGCAAAGGAGGCAAAAAGTAATGGCTAAACGTGGTCTCTATGCTAACATCCATGCTAAACGCATGAGGATTAAAAAAGGTTCTGGTGAAACAATGCGCTCACCTGGAAGTAAAAAAGCTCCTACTGCTAAACAGTTTAAGCAATCAGCTAAAACTGCAAAGAAAAAGTAACACCTAACTAACAACTACACACATGAAATCTCTTATTATTACTGGTCTCTTGA